GATTGAATAGTGGTTCGGTTTATTTGACGGGTAGTAACAATGGATATCCTACGGATTTGACTAATGTTACCACGCTTCAAAATAGACATTGGAATGTCAGTGTTAATCCAACTCCTATTACACCTTTGTCTGGAAGACTCATGGCAGATGCCGATGGGTATCTTCCGGTTGATGTAAACATTGCCGACCAAGCATCTTGGAGTGTAGGTTATGGTGGGTATACTTTCATTTCAGCATTAAATTGTCCTATTCTCTCCACGTTACATTGTGGTGGCAACAATCTTTCATCTATAATTTTGACGGGTGCGACTTCTTTAAATTATTTGGATGCTCCGAATGACCATCTTTCCTATATCGACCTAGCAACTAATACCGCATTGACTCAATTAGTATTGAGTAATAACCAATTTACATCAATAGATTTATCTCACAATCCAATATTGGATTATTTGGCAGTGGATAATAATCTATTTACTACTCTAAGTTTACCGCATAATCCGATACTTACAGGTTTAGTTTGTAACAGTAATCCAAACTTAGTATCCTTGGATTTATCATATAATCCGCTCATCAATGGAACGTTGAATTTTTCAAATAATCTTTCTCTTACCACGTTAAATATGAGTAATAATACAGGATTGGGTGCGACATTTACATATGACAGTGGTGGATTGCAAAATATTCAAAACTTAATTCTTGAAAATACCCAATGTGTATGGATATACGCCCAACTGAATCATCTAACCAACTTGGACGCATCTAATAATTCACAATTGACTGATTTGGAATGTTATAGTAACAATTTAACTTCACTAGACGTATCTAATGATGTGGCATTGACTAGATTGGATTGTTCTGATAATCAATTAACTCAAACATCCATTGATGGTATATTAGCATCCTTGGTTGCTCATGGATTAAGCGGAGGAACGGTTATTTTAGCTGGCGGAACGAATTCGCCACCAACAGATTTGACCAATGTAACTATACTTCGAAGTAGAGGATGGACAGTAACCACAAACTAATACCAACTATGTTACAACAAAACCTAAAAATAAAAACCGAACACATGGCAGAGAATAACTATCTCTTCATCCATATCCCCAAAACAGGCGGCAGAAGCGTATTATCCGCTATGGGTATCAAATTCCATTGTGAACACAAATCTTTACAGGAATACATAAAAGACCTAACCGAACCCGTGGTAAGAAGTAGATACAAATTCACCATCATCCGCAACCCTTGGGATAGAGCAGTATCATGGTATAGATTCTTCTATAAACCAATGCCCAACGAAATACCCCTAACCTTTGAACAATGGGTGTTATCTAAAACTGGCGGCAAAATGAACAACCGAACCGATAACCCATCCTTCAATAGAGTTAAAATCCCCTTGGATGTCCTCTCCTATTGCAGAAACGCCAGCGGTGAACTCCTAATGGATAAATACCTACGCTTCGAACACCTCAACGAAGACTTTAAAGAAATTGCCACCAAATTCAATATCACTACCCCATTACCCACCATCGGTAATCAAGACCAAAAACACGCCATCCAAACTGCCACTCACCTCATAAAGATGAATAAACAAGCAGAAGGATTCATCCTTGATACCTCTACTAATTATAAAGACCTCTACAAATCCCAAGAATCAATTGATACTATCGCCAATATGAACCAAGAGTTAATCACAAAATTCAACTATTCTTTCTAATTCTTCATATGTATACAGATGGGTAACACATGAAGTGTTGCCAATAAAAAATAAATCAACAGGAAAACAAAATTATGGCCATTACTACTACAACCCCAATCTCCGCCTCGGTATTCAACCTCTGGTGGATTAAGAATGCAAACCTCTTCACTAACATACCAGTGTCAGGTAGCAGCACAACCAATCTCAACTTAGCATTCGTTCCATTCAACGGCACCTATGCTCTAAGCACTACCCCATCAAGATTGAATCTTAATGTCGATGCTTTGAAAACAACTGATGCTACCTTCAATGGTGTCTATAACGGATTGGTCACGGAAATCCAACGTCAATATACCGTTAAGAATCCCGGTGCAGTATCAACCTTTGTTATCAAAACCTTGAACGTCATGGCACAGAACCCTGATAGACCAGTATCTATCTTCGTTCAAGCATTAGTCAATGGAGCAGTAAAAACCTTCATGATTAATGACGTGTTCGCCCTCGCTGGCACAGACTCAACCTTCGCAGTCGTTCTTAATAATACTATGAACGAATTCGGTAGACAAGGTAAAGTGGCCGGAATCATCTCCTAAACAATATATCCACAAACAAAAAGACACCCGATTATGGGTGTCTTTTTTTATAATTTGACATATGACATAAATTGGATATACTTATTTTTATATGGGCTCGTAATGGTTTCGACATGATGTTGAAGATAAACGAAGCACGCCGAGGATGTTATCAGGACTCGTAAAAAGATAACAAAAACATAAATGCTAACCTTAACCGTTTGGCCAACCTCGATTTTTCATTCTCGGTGAATGAAGTTGAGGTCGCAGTAGCTTAATAACTACTCCGTCGCACTGACCGACTTCCTCTAAGTTGGATGTGGCGTAAAATAGAGGAAGAACTGCTTGTAGTTTAAATTATAAGACTGATACGAAAGGCCAGTATGCCAATCTATGACATGTAGGTTGTTCATTACCGATAATGTCGAATTCACCAAAATGAAATAAGCGTGTAGCGTCGGTTGTTAGATATGTTATGGACGTTGGTTCAACTCCAACCGAGTCCAGGGAACAGTAGAATACAACCTTCACGGTGGTTGTTCCTGAGTAATGCTAATAGTATTCTTATGAGAAGAGATGATTTCTTTAATAAAAGATTTCATCTCTTCTTTTTTAAAATTACTTTTGGCATTATTGATTGCCATACATACAAATTCAACATTTCCTCTAATATATCCCTTCGACGAATCTATTCTATCTAAACTAGCTTTTTTTAAAGATTTTAGTTTGTGATTTTGAGATGACGTTTTCATCAATTCCATTTTTATTCCTGTGTATGGACATATTCCATTTTGTTTATTCCATAATTCTTTTAAATATTTTTCGTCTATATCAATATCATTTTTGTGTTTTATTATCGATGCCCTACCTTTTCTAAGATATATTTTAAATGGTGTATATTCGGTTAATCTATTTCCTGAATATTTTTTTATATTAGTGTTAGATGGAATAGTTTTCCAGAATTCTTCACTCATATTTTTATTTCTGTGAGACGTTGAACACGATTGATTGCAAAAATGTTTCATTTCTTTTTTCTCACATCTTTTAAATTCTTTTAATAATTTTTCGAATGGAATTCCACAATTCTCACATTTTATTTTAATGGTTTTCATATAAATAAATAGTGGAGACGGCAGGTAATCCGATTAATATATCCGTCTCCACCATTAAAATATATAGAATTTAGAAAATTCTCAATATATATCGATATGAAAAAAGAAGAATTAAAAGACACAATAACCAATGCCGTTTTAAACTTCTTGAATGATGATAGAATTGTAAAAAATTCTAAAGATAATCAACCCACCGAACGTCCTATATTTAAAAAGATAGACGGTAATACTTTCGGTTTAAATAAAAAAGATAATTAACGTTTTTACTTTCTTTTCTATATCTATTGTTGTAGGACACAATACAGTGTTCACATAACACACACAGAAAGGTTAATTATGTCACAAAAAGACTCTACTAGTTCCCAATATTATCCAATGGATAATTCTACAGACCAAATCATTTCAGTTTACGAAAATAAACTAAGTCAGAATATTGCCGCAAAAACTATATCTGCATCGAAACGGGGAGAGAATCCTGATTTCACAAAGGAAGAACTTCTATATCTAAACAAAAAGGCATGTGAATTAGATGACTCAGAATTGAATGTCATCACTCCACCTCCGGTAATCACTCTTAAAAAAGGTAAAACTGAATTGAACATTAGACATGCTGCGGCATTGGTTCAAAAAATGGAAGAAAAATATCCAACAGGAACGGGCATTGTATCTTCGAAAGAAAATATACTTCCACCGTATCACGAAGAACAAGCCGATTATACGATTCATCAAATTCAAAAAGAAGAACCTCTAAAAATTCCTGGAGGATTTGAACAACCAATTAAAACAATGAATAAGAATGCGTATGAAATTCGTGAAGCTGTTCTATCCCATGCTCTGGGATGGGTTCAATACACCCACGAATTTAAATCCTTCCCAAAATCAGCTCCAACCGAAGATGACGTTTTAAACGTTGCCCAAAAGTTCTACAAATTCGTCGAGAATCGAAAATAATTCCAGTATTGACATCACACTAAAATTGTGGTAGTATAGGTTGTTATGGAATTAAAAGAACTCATCAATGAAGCTAAATACGTCGTTGCATTTACAGGTGCGGGTCTGTCAACGGAGTCTGGTATTCCAGATTTCCGGTCAAGTAGCGGACTTTATTTAAGTGGAAAATACGAAGGATATACTCCTGAACACATCTTGAGTAATCGTTTCTTTCGTTCAAATAAAGAAATCTTCTTTTCATTCTACAAGGAAAGAATTATGGCGATGTCTGACAAACAACCCAGCCGTGCGCATTTTGCATTGAAAAAGATGCAGGACGTTGGAAAGTTGAAATCGGTAATTAATCAAAACATTGACAATCTAATTCAAAAAGCTGGCACCACCAACGTTTTTGATTTACATGGAAATATTTCATCGTTCAGATGTGTCAGCGCTTGTGGTAAAGATTATACAGGCGAAGAATTCATGAAGATGATGGAAGACAAGCCGGTTCCTCGTTGTGAATGTGGTGGAGTCGTAAGACCGAACACCGTTCTATTCGATGAATGGTTGAATGATGACATCTATGATGGTGCCTATCACGAAGCCAAGAAGGCTGATTTGATGATTGCAATTGGTTCATCGTTGGTCGTAAGACCAGCCTGCACATTGTTGTCAGAAATTGGCCCTGATTGTAAATTGGTAATTCTCAATAGGGATGAAACTCCCTATGACAAGAAAGCCACATTGATTCTTCGTGAACCGTGTGGTGAAGTGTTGGAGAATTTGGCAAAGGAATTATGAACAGTAGTGAATATAAAACTCCCGATAGCATATTCACTTTTGGTGAAATAGGTGATTTCTATAAAGAAACTTGGATTGATGCCGAAACTCATTTGAGAAGTTTTGATAACAGAACATTCCATTTGGAAAAGGTTGTTCAGTTTCTTGAGAATAGTAAAAAATACGTTATATGAATCCTCTGGCTCAAAAATGGGATAAGACAGGTCTGTTAGATGGAATGACAGACTTTAGAAAAAATGGATGTGCAGTGATTCTGGAAGATGTTGCTAGAATATTAATTGAAACAACTCCTAAAGAAAATAAAGAACGGTCAAGACATGAACATTTTTGTGGTTACATATTGCCTATGGTTAAAGTAGGGTATAATTTGTTATATCCACAAAAATTTCCTGATGTTGTTGTCTTTGTAAAAGACTTTGAGGAATTTTTTAATAAAAATGAATCAGTGACCGAAGTTTTAAAATCATCCTCAAATGAGGATGTAGATGTATTTTGTGAATTGTATGAACCGTATTTTATCAAAACGTTTATGAAACTTAGAATGGCAGAATGATATGAACGCATTTGTAAAAACAACCAATGGTAAGTTTCCCAATCCAAACTTTTGTTATGCTTGGAAGGGGCTTACCGAACTGCAATACAATGTAATTACATTTGAAGACGCCGACTTACAAGACCCGTCTTTCTGGATGAGTTGCAATAGAACCACGCCGGTTTTTGCCGGCGTAATTGTATTCGATGAAATCTTGGAGAAATTAGGGGTCGATTACAAAAAGATTGACACCTATCCTACCATCCTACGTTCATATCTCAATCGTTATGTCGAGAAAACCACACTTGGAGAGTATAGAAAAGTGTGGGACAAAGATGAAGATAATCGTCCTCTTATGTTCATGAAACCCATTAAACAGAAACAGTTTAACGGTAGAGTCATGAAAAGTATTCTTGATTGGATTTGTATGACTAAATTTGCCGATGATACGGAAGTTTACATTTCCGAGCCTGTTAATTTTCTCACCGAGTATAGAGTCTATATTCGTAATGGTAAAATTCTACTTGGAAGAAACTATCGCGGTGATTGGACAAAAGGCATAGACATTAATGTGGTTAAAGATGCAGTGGAAACATTTGCAGATGAAGCCCCTTGCGCTTATGCTTTGGACTTTGGGTTGACTGATGATGGTAAAACATCCTTGGTAGAATTCAATGATGCAACCAGTCTTGGAAATTATGGATTGGATGCTGTAAACTTCGCTGATATGATTGTCAGTAGATGGGTTGAGATTTGTAATCCATGAACGATACAAAGCCACAATGTTCTGTCTGTAACTGGACCGATTACGAAGGTGATTGGGGAGGTTGTAGATGGATTAGAGGGTTTAGAACTGTATGTCCTGAATGTAAAAGACATTTTAGTGGATGTCATGATGCTCCAATATTGAGTGACCCACATCCATTTTTGGCTCACCGATTTAAAAGAAGAAATAGTTGGTGGTCAAAATTTAAAAAGAAATTCTTGGATGTTATAGACATGCTAGGATATTATCCATGAAATATAAATTAATTAATAAGACTAAGATTTCTACAAATGTTCTTAAAACGTTGATAGAGTTGGCTGCTCCAAAAGGAATTGATGAAGTCGACATTTCAATAAAATATGATTATTCTGGAGAGTCGGCTTGGCATGCAGTGGCATATGCATTTAAGAAAAAGAAATCCATTAATTTGTGGATAATGGATGGAGATTTAAACCTACCTAAATATAGTAACCCGTCTGCCTTAAAAAAGGTCGGTTATAGTCCCAGATTTTTAATTAAAAACCAAAATGAAGTATTAGTATCTCTGCTAGCTCATGAACTTAGGCACATATGGCAAGGAAATGTCAGTAAACAGAATTTCTTAAAAAGTAAATTACACTATTACAAATCTTGGGATGGACTGACATATTCTAGCGTATATAAAATGGAATTAGATGCATGTAAATATGCAAAAAAAATATTAGACAAATATAGAAAATTATGATGTGTTTCGCATTTTATTTACAAATTGTAGAACTTCTTCTTTTGAATAATCATGTTTCGCAAAGTTTATTCCTTGACAAACAAACTCTGCATTTCCTTTGATATATCCTTTTGATGAATCAATTCTATCTAAACTTGCCTTTTCTATTGAACGACATTTTCTAAAACTTAATTTGCTTTCTGGAAGTATCATTTTAATACCAGTATAAGGACATTTGCCGTTTTGAAATTCCCACAATTCTTTTAGAAAGTCTATATCTATATTAGATTCCCACGAACCTCGATTCTTACTTTTATCTACAAAATATCCAAATGGAGATTTTCCTGTTTTATGTATATCATAACAAGATTTATTACAATAATGAATTCCTTTATTTTCTCTATGACGTGATGTGTATTTTCCACGTTTCATTTCAAATTCTTTACCGCATCCATTACATTTCACCTTTATCATTGTGATTGGTCTAAAATAATTTAATTTACAAGTTCCACTACAAAAATGTCGTCCATTTCTCTCTTTTAGAGTATTTAAAAATACTTTACGAGATTTTTCAAATTGCTTATTACATACCATACAATTAACACTTATTATTTGATTTTTCATAATAATTTTTTAAATTTTTCTTTCTTATTTGTTTTTTATTTCGTCGGTAATACCGCATTGATTTTTTGCAATTCGCTTGACGTTTTTCTTCTTCTGTGTTATATTTTTTATGTCTTCCCATATACAATAAATAGTGAAATGGAAAGAAAAAGTAATAAAAAAGTAATAAAATAATTTTATGTTAGGTGCTATTATCGGCGATATAGTAGGCTCTCCGTATGAAGGGTCTTCTTTAAATTGGGTGGATGATAAATCATTCCCTCTATTTGCAAATGAACTTTCGAGATTCACAGACGACACAATCTTGACCTGCGCTACCGCAGACGCATTATTGAAAATCAGTGATAATAGATGTGATGATAACACAGAGTCGTTGATGTCAATGGATAAGATATTTGCCGAGAAATACATAGAATGGAATTTAAAATATCCTGGTCGTGGATATGGAAGTGGATTTCAACAGTGGGTTGATAACGGTGGAATCGACATAAATCCAAGTTATGCAAATGGATGTATGATGCGTTGTAGTCCAATACCGTTATTTTATATAGATTCATATATGGCAAGATATACGGCATATGATAGTATTAAAATGACACATAATTCTCCTGAATCGCATCGAGGCGTATGTTCAATCGTGTCTGCTATTCATATGGCTTTACAAGGTTCTACCAAACTTCAAATCAAAGCTTATGTAGAAGAACAATTCGGTCATATGTTAGATTTAACGGTAGAACAATGGAGAGAACATCCTAAGACTTCGATTAGGTGTAATCTCTCAGCTCCACAATCATTAGTATGTTTTATGGAATCTACTGATTATGAATCTACCATCAGAAATGCCGTTTATACTAAAGGTGATACTGATACTACTGCTGCAATTGCCGGTTCTATTGCAGAAGCTTTCTACGGAGTTAAGTCGATTCCACAAGAGATGATTGATGGAGCTAAATCGAGAATGACGCCTGAGATGATAGAATTGGTAAATAAATATTATTCAATAATTGGGGAACGTAGAGAACAATATAAAGGATTTAAAATATGAAATATGTAAAAACATTAACATTAATAACATTCACGTCGTTATTAACTGCAACCGCAGCCCCATCAACCAATCTTTTATCATCTACAAAAAGTGATATAGGACTTTGGGCATTTTCATTTAGTGGCAAAGGCAATTCAACTCTAAACAATACTCATACGAATAACAATTCCACGGTCGGTGTAGAATTTCAAATTGGTTATAATACCAAACTTATTCTTCCTACGGAAGTCGGAGTTCGTCAGTCAATTGGATATTCAAATTCAAAAGTAGAATCTTGGAATTTATCGACTAAAGTATATTCCGATTGGAATGTTATTAGAGTTGGTAATCTAGAAACGGATGCCGGAGCAAATTTCGGCGTATCGTATGGAAGTCAAGTTGGTGATTGGAGTATTTCTCCTGAAATTATCGGTAGACTTTATTTAAAGAAGGATGTAGATTTATTTTGTAGAATTGAATATCCATACGACCTCACCTATGGTTCCTTTCAGAACAATTTAGCGTATAATTTTGGATTGCGATTGCGGTTTTAGAAGTTCAAAAACGGTTACAATTAAAATTAAATAAGAGTTGACTTTTTCACTAACTCTGATATAGTTATTTACATGAAGAACAAACAAACATAGGTTACTACAAACGACGATAACATCGCCTTCGTAATTTCTTTGTCTTCATATCTTCCTTTATATCCCATTAACTCAGCGGCCAGAGTGATGCTCTCTAAAAGCTTTCGTCATC